CAACGCGGGCGGAATCGTGTCGAGCCGGACCATCGAGTCCGAAACCAAGTTCTGCCGCGCCATCGAACGAAAGTGGGGCCGGCACGTCATCCAGTACCCGCTCCAACCGAAACGCATGGCCGACTTACTCAACGCCCGGGTCGTCGTGCCGATTGGGGACGTGTAATGCTAACCGACCTTCAACGCGATCTCCTCGAGTTCCGCCGCGGGTTGTACCGGCCGACGCCGCGCCAAACCGTCGTCGAGTGGGCCGAGGCAAACCTCAAACTCACCGCCCGGCAAACCGAGAACCCGGGACCGTTCTCGACGAGCGTCCGCCCCTACACAAGGGAGCCGTTGGAGTGCTGGAAGGACGCCGGGGTGGCCGAGATGACCTTATGCTGGGGATCCCAGACCAGCAAAACGACGACCCTGATGGCTGGCCTTGCTTGGTTGATCGACAACGAGCCGAGCCCGGCGCTGTGGCTCATGCCGACCGAGAACCTCGCCAGGTCGTTCTCGAAAAGCCGGTGGCTCCCGATGCTGGAGGACTGCCCGGCAATCGTCGCCCACTTCCCGGTGGATCGGGACAAGCTGACCAACCTCGAACAGCACTTCGACCGTTCCACGCTGACGTTCGTGGGATCCAACAGTCCGGCAAACCTCGCATCCCGCCCGGTCCGGGTGCTGGTGGCTGACGAGGTGGATAAGTTCGCCCAGGCCACCGAGCGGGAGGCCGACGCGCTGGACTTGGCCGAGCAGCGCCTCAAGGCGTTCTCGTCGTCGAAACTGTTCCTGACATCGACCCCAACGACGACCGACGGGCGCATCTGGCAGCGGTTCCTTCGTGGGGACCAACGCCGGTTCTACATCCCGTGTCCGCATTGCAAGGCACCGATCCGATTGGAGTGGCGGCAAGTAAAGTGGGACGAGGACGCCAAGCTGGACGACGGCAAGTGGGACTTCTCCCGTGTCCGCGCATCCGCCCGGTACGAGTGCCAACTTTGCAAGGGGTCGATGACCGACGCCCAGAAGGTCGCCGGGCTACGGCATGGCCAATGGATCCCGGAAAACAAGGGGGCGCTGCCCGGGGTTCGGTCCTACCACCTGTCGAGCCTCTACAGCCCGGACCGGAAATGCACCTGGGGTCACCTCGCCGTGCAGTTCCTCGAAGCCAAGGAATCGCTCCTCGGGCTCCAGTCGTTCGTGAACGGAAACTTGGCCGAGCCGTGGGAGAACCAGGCAGCGCCGCGGCAACGTGAGGAATTGATCGTCGCCGGAGCCGAGGGTCTGACAGACAAGTGCGTCAAGTTCCTGACCGTGGACTGCCAGGCATCGAGCCCTCACTTTTGGTTCGTGGTTCGAGCGTGGAACGAGGACGGATCCTCCCGGGCCATCGACGCCGGATCCCTCGACACCTGGCACGACGTGCGCGAGAAACAGCGGGAACACGGGGTCGGGGACGTCCACGTCGTCATCGACTCAGGCTACGATGCACCGACTGTCTACGCCGAGTGCCTCCGGTGGGGGCGGTTTGTGGCTCGTACCGGTCGGGTGCCGCTTTGGGTCGGGTGGATGCCATCGAAGGGAATGCCCAGGAAGGGGTGGCGCAACCCGAAGACCGGGGTGGACGAGCCATTCTTCCTCCGAGGAATCGACCCACGGGTTGGTGACAACGCGGGCGGCCAGGGACGTCTCGAACTCAAACTTTTGGAGTTCGGCACCGACATCACCAAGGACGTGTTGGAGCGACTTCGCAAGGGCAAGGTGGGGACACGGTGGGAGGTCGCCGAAAAGGTGGCCACGCCAGAATACTGGCGGCATCTCGACTGCGAGCAAAAGGTCGCCCGATTGTCGAGCGCCACTGGCCGGACGACGTGGACATGGCTGCCAAGGTCGTCGAAATGGCCGAATCACCTGGCCGACTGCGAAGTCATGCAGGTGGCGGCTGCGATTTTCTTCAACCGCCTCCGCATGAACGCCGCCGCATCCGATGCAAACTGACCTGCTCACGACCAAGGAACTCGCCGCCATGCTCAAGCGGGCTCCATCCTACGTCTATGCCATGAAGGCCCGCGGGTTCCCGATGCCAGGAGGTCGGGCCAGGCTCACCGAGGCTCTGACGTGGCTCACCCGGCACCCGCAACCCCGGGCGGAACGCCGTCACGGGCGCAGATGAGCAAGGACGGGCCAACGCCCCGGTGGCGTCCGGTCCCGGATCATGCGGACCTTGAATCGTGGCAGTTTCTTCAGCATTCGCCCGCGGCCTGTTGCGTCACGTCTACTCGACGGTGACTCATGGGGCGACGTTGCTCGACAAGCTCAACAGCCTCAACAACGAGGCGGTCCACGCGCTGGAGTCCGGCAAGGTCTTGCAGCAGACAACCGGCAACGGTCGGTCGGTGACGTTCCAGGTGAACGCCAACGAGGGCGTGACCCCGACCGAGATGGCCGAGGTTTACAGCCGCCTCTTGGACCTGTATGACGACGCCGTCGCCGCGGGCAACGCGACCGATGCGACCCGCTACGCCTACATGATGGCCCGGTTGAAGCCGATCCGGTCCTACCAAAACGATTTCTCGAACCTGATCCGATGAACCTCCTCCGACGCCTCCAGGCAGCCACCCGGTTCGTCGTCGCTCCCAAGGCACGATATGAGGGGGCCCGTCATTCGACCCAGCGTTCCACCCTGCACGGGTCCGTCCAGTCGGCCGTCTACGACATCGACCCCTACAGCCGCTACGAGTTGGTCCGCCGGTCCCGATATTTCGAGCGCAACAACGCCTTCGTGAACCGGATCGCCGACTTGTTCGAGCAATACACGGTCGGTCAGGGTCTGGCATTCTTCCCGTCGTCCTCAAATCCGACGTGGAACCAGGCCGCGCTCAATTACTGGCGCGACTGGCAGAAGTTCGCCGACTTGTCCTCCCGCCTGTCGTTCGGGAGCCTCCAGGGCATCGTCGCCCGGGCTTTGTTCGTGGACGGCGAGATCTTCATCGTCTTGACCAGGGGCGACTCCGGCAACCCTCGGATCCAGTTGGTGGAATCCCACCGGGTCAAAAACCCGCCCGCACCGGACGACCGGAACGTCATCGACGGCATCGAGGTGGACGACCGCGGCCGCCCGGTCGCCTATTGGATCGCCTCGGAGGACGGCAAACGGAAGGAGACTTTCCAGCGCATCGCCGCCGAGTTCATCGTCCACGTCTTCGAGCCAGGCCGCCCGGGGCAGTACCGGGGGCTCCCGGCGCTCTACCCGGTGATGAACGACCTGCACGACTTGGACGACCTCCAAATCTTCGAGATGCAAGCCGCCAAGGCCGCGTCGAAGGTTCAGAACGTCATCAAGACCAAGGAGGGCGAGGTCACCGACGACGACATCATCCGCGGCACCGTGACCGGATCCGACGGCGTCGAGCGGGCCGACTATTACAAGGACGTCTTCGGTGGGGAGGTCGCCGTCCTCAAGCACGGGGACGAGTTCAATCAATTCCAGGTCGAGCGCCCGTCCGCGGCAACTTCGGGCTATTGGGATTACCTCACCGGCAAGGTCTGCGCCGGCATTGGAGTGCCCAAGGAGATCGTTCTCCCGACCTCGATGCAGGGCACCTCGATGCGGTCGGTCCTCGACATCGCCAACGCATTCTTCAGGTCCAGGTCCGCTGTCATCGCCGACCACCTCCGCCGCGTCTACGAGTACGTCATCGAGGCCGGCATCCGCACCGACCCTGCGCTTAGCATCCCCCCGCCGGACTGGTATCGGTCCACGTTCCGGGCTCCGAGGTCGATCAACGTGGACGTCGGCCGCAATTCCGCCGCCGCGGTCGCCGAGTTCAAAACCGGCATGAGGACGCTTCAGAGCATCTACGCCGAGACCGGGGAAGACTGGCGCGAGCAACTGCGGCAAAAGGCGGCTGAAATCGCCTATGCACAAGAGCTTGCCCAGGAGTTCAACGTCGAACGGGCCGAGATAATGACTCTCGACCCCAACGAGCTTTCGAGCAATAACGCCGCCGCAACTACCGCGTGAAAACCTGGTTCGACATCCAAGCCAAGGCCAACGAAGAGGCCGACATCTTTCTCTACGACGAGATCGGTGGATGGGGCGTGAACGCCAAGTCGTTCATCGACGCGGTCCGCGCCACCGGGGCCAAACGGATCAACCTCCGCATCAACTCGCCGGGCGGGTCGGTGTTCGATGGCATCGCCATCTACAATTTTCTCCGCGGCCAGGACGTCACCGTCCAGATTGACGGACTCGCCGCGTCTATCTCCTCGATCATCGCGTTGGCCGGAAAAACGGTCCGCATCGCCGGCAACGGGTTCTTCATGATCCACAACCCGTGGGGCGGGGCCATCGGTGAGGCCGACGAAATGCGCCAGACCGCTGACCTCCTGGACAAGATCCGGGACAGCTTGGTCGGAACTTACGCCGCCAAGACCGGCAAGGACTACGAGACCATCAAAAAGTGGATGGACTCTGAAACCTGGTTTTCCGCGGCCGAGGCCAAGGAAGCCGGGTTCGTGGACGAGGTGACGGACGAAATCGCGTTCGCCGCTTCGACCCGGTCATTCCGCAATGCTCCCGACGCCCTCAAGGCTGTTTCCAAGACCGCGCCCCAGGCTGCCCGCCGCGCATTCGACAAAGGGGTCCGACAGGTCGAGGACGGCAAGGGGGGCGACGGGCTCGAACCCGCCACCGTCAAGGAAGCCCGAAGCCTCAAGGCTGGCGAGGCTCCCACCGAGGCGAAGATCCGCAAAGCCTACCGTTGGTGGGCTCGCAACGAGCGGTTCCTCGATGCCGAGGCTGACAGTCCGGCCGACGTGGCCGCAAATCTGTGGGGAGGGGCTGCGGGCCGTGACTGGTTCCGCGCCTTGTACGCCCAACTGGACGAGGAGACCGCCTCGGCCGAGACCCCGAACGATTCCCAACCCCAACCCCAACCCATGAACAAACTGCTCCAGAGCCTGGCCGCCGCCGGGCTCATCTCCTCCGCTGACCTCGCGGAGGACGCCGCCGTCGCCGAGTTCGAGGCTGCCTTTGCCAAGGTGAAGCAAGCCAAGGACGACGCCCAGGCCGCGCTCGACGAAATTGCCAAGGCCAAGGTCCTCTCGACCGTCGAGGCCGCCATCGCCGACGGCCGCATCGCCGCCAACGTCAAGGATGCCTGGGTGGCCCAGATCCAGGCCGACGCCAAGGCCGCCGAGTTGCTGGCCGCGATCCAGGCCCCGAAGCCCGGAGCCGACCCCGTTGGGGCCCCGGCCTCCGCGTCCGGCAAGACTTCCGACGAACTCCGCGCTGAGTTTGATCGGATCACCGATCCGAAACAGCGCACGGCTTTCTGGTCCGCGAACAAGGCCCAGTTGCTGAAACGGTAACCTCACAACCAACCCAAACACACCATGCCCAATACCCTCGACTCCGGCCTGAATGGGACGCTCATCTCCCAAGCGGGCCTCGATGCCTTCGTCGGAGCCTTCGCTCCCATGTCGGCCTTCACCACTGACTTCGACCCGGCTCCCGCCTCGAAGTCCGACACCATCCAGGTGCCCTACGTTCCGGCCGCCTCTGCCGCCGCGGACTTCTCCGGCACCTACACCCGCCAGGACTCGACCCTGAACAAGCGGACGATCACGCTCAACAAGCACAAGTTCGTCTCTTGGTATCTGTCCGACGTGGCCATCGCCAAGTCGCCGGCCGTCACCCTCGAGCGCTTCGGAATGCAGAAGGGCTACCAGTTGGCCAAGGCCGTCTTCCAGGACGTCCTGTCCGCGGTCACCCTCGCCAACTACGGAGCCGCCGCCCACACTGGTCTGGCCGCCAACTTCGACTACGCTGACATCGTGGACATCAAGGACGCTTGCGACAGCGCCGAGATGCCCGAGATGCCCCGGAGCCTGGTTCTGTCGAGCAGCTACTACAACGCGCTCCTCAAGGACTCCGTCATCAAGGACGCGGGTGCCCTCGGTGCCACCGCCAACCAGACCGGCAGCCTCCCGAACCTGTCGGGCTTCATGACCTACCGTTCGAGCCTGGTCCCGGCCAACGCCCAGAACCTGGTCGGCTTCGCCGCTTACCCGTCCGCGCTGGTCACCGCGATGCGCTACCTCCAGCCCTCCGGCCGCAGCCAGGACGGCGTCTACCGCCCGGTGGCCGACGAGAACACCGGCATCACCCTCGGCTACCGCGAGTTCTACGACAACGACAAGGGCGAGGTCGTCGCTGTGCTGGAGTGCTTCTACGGCTACGCCCTCGGCGAGGCCTCCGCCCTCAAGCGCATCGTCTCGGCCTAATCGCCATGCGCCTCGGTATTCTCATCGCTGACGGCAAGGTCGTCCTTGGACCCGCTCCGGCCTCAAAGGTCGAAGCCGAGTTCAAGGCGGCCGTGCAGTCGGGTGCAAACGGTGCGAGCGTCATCGAGCTTTGGTCCGAGGACCGAGGCCGCGAGAAGCGCCACAAGTTCACCCAGGGGGCCGCGCCGGCTCCCGCGCCCGTGGCCGACAAGCCTCGGAAGAAGTAACACCGAGCCCAACCCATGAACGCGGCCGACACGGCACTTGCAACCGGATTCACGACCTTGCTGGCAACGGCAGGGGACACCGTGACCTTCCGGGGTGCTTCCGTGTCGGCCGTGGTCAACTGGGTGCCGTTCGACGAAAAGCCGTTTCCTGACAGCCCGGACTTCGACCGCGAGGCGACCAGCCGCGTCGAGTTCGTGGACGGTGCCGTGAGTCCCGCGCCACGGGTTGGCGAGATCATCACCCAGGGGACGAAATACCATCGCATCCAGTCTGTCCGGTTCAACGGACTGGCTTGGCTTATGGACTGCGAGGTGACGACGTGACTCTGACCTTTCAGACCAACCTCGACGAGTTCAACGCTGCGCTGACCCGCTACGCCGCGCTGTCGAGCATTGGGGCGGCCGAGGCTGTCGCCAAAAAGGGAGCCGACTTCGGTTTCCGATTGTCCCGGAAGCTGCTCGCGCTCGCCCCGGACAAAGGGTCCGTCCGCGAGAGCCGCCTGGCCGCATTGGCTGCCGGTGGCGGCCTGAACGTCCGAGAGAAGATCCGGCAAAGGGTCTACGCCAAACTGGGCGTCTCCCAGACGGTGGCCGGCCGCAAGCTCCGCATGGGCGGCAAAAAGCTGTCCGCGTCGAAGCTGGTTAAAGGCAAGCGCCTCAACCTTCAGGCGCTCCTGGTCCGCGCCGAACTCAACGCCCGCGAAAGTGGCCGAGGGTTCTCCGCATTTTCTGCCAGGTACAAGTCACTTTCCCAACAACTGGCCGCCGACCGTTTCGGTGAGCAGCGCCGGAAGATCATCGACCGCTACAGCCGGTTCCTTTCCGAGGTCGGTTTCAAGCGGGACAAGGATGCTTCGACGCTCACGTTCCGGTGGGGCGGCAACGAGTCATCGGGCAAGCTGGCCGCGAGCCTCCAAAAGCCGCGCCAACAGGCCGCCATCGCGGACGCGCTAGACGAATCCCGCGCCGACATGATGGCCTACATCCTCCGCAAACAAACCCAGGCCGCCCGCACCCTAGCAATCTGACCGATGCTCGCCCTCGCATCCATGCAATCGACGGTGGCCGCGGCAATCACTGCCAACGCCTACTTCTCGGCGAGCCCGGCCGTGTCCTGCATCGCCGACGACGGACTCCAGGACTCAGCCATCGAAACCCAGCTTCGATCCGTCGGGTGCGTGGTCGTTGTCCCACCGATTCTCCGGGCAATGCGTCGGGACTTGGGTGCCGGTAAGCTGTTGCTCGACGCCGAGATCGTGGTCCGGGTCCTCATCAACCCGCACGTCAACGCATCGGTCGGAGGGGCCAACCGGAACATCTACTCGGCCGTGGCCGCCGCGACCCAGGCCGTCTTGTCGTGGGTTCCGGCAACCGCCGGGGACCGCCGCTTCGAGACCTCCGAGGACTTTCTCCAGATCGCAGTCAACGACACCGGGCTTCTCGGCTACCACCTGCTTTTCACCAAACTCTCAACCCTGAACTGATCCCAACCAACCATGAACACCGCCCCAGTCATCCTCGGCAATCACGGCTTTTTCTTCCGCGATGGCGCGAGCTTCACCGTCCCGTCCGCCGGCACCGCCAGCCGCACCTCCAAGCCGGGGGCCGCTGACACGTCGTGGATCGACCTCGGCATCTTGTCCGAGGTGACCATCCAGCACGAACGCGAGGAGCGCGACATCTTCGCCCCGACCCCGGGCGTGATGCGTCTCTATGACGTCATCGAGACCAAGCGCCAGTTGTCCGTCAACCTGACCGCCCAGGAACTCAGCCCGTTGGCGTTCGAGATGATCTTCGGCACCTTGGCTTTGACCAACGCCTCCACCCAGTACAACCCGCTCGAAGGCGCGACCAAAAAGGGCTGGCTCAAACTGCAGCAGTACAACCAGGCCGACGCCATCGTCAACACGGTGGACCTCTACGTGCAGATCAAGGTCTCTGGCGAGATCACCTTCGGCGACAACGTGGTGACCGCTCAGTTCGAGGCCCGCGTTCTCCACTCGACGCTGAACACCGGCACCTTGGCCTAACCCACCCACCGCAATGCCAGCCGATCCAATCACGCCCGGCTTGGCCGCGGCATGGAGCAATTCAACCCCGACGATCTACGGTGTTCCTTCAAGGTTCACCGCGGTCGTTCGGGCTCAGAGCAACCTCACCTTGGCGGCTGCCCTGTCTGGTACCCTGGACGGGGTCAGCTTGCACGGCACCGCGGCCACGGTTTCAAGCCGGGCCGTGTTGGTCACCGCGCAATCGACGACAAGCCAAAACGGCATCTACGTCGCCGCCGCGGGGGCAACCTCGGTGGACATCTCCGCGTCGTTCGGGGCGGGCACCAAGGTCCAGACGGGACTGACCGCCGGCCGTCTTTATTACTGGTCACAGGCCAACGGCTACAACGTCACCAACGGCACCGAGACGCTGACCGTGTCGGGTCTCATCGCGGCATCACCGAGCGGGACGTTGACCTTCCAAGGTCCGGCATCGACCGGCCAGGCCGACCAACTCAACGAGGCCGTGCTGGCCCGGTTGAACTTGTTCGACGCCCCGAACGAGTTCCCGGTTGAACTCATCGTCGCTGTCACCGGAGGCACGTCTGCGAACACCTGGTGGCAACTCACCTCGACCGTGACAACGGTGGGAACGTCGCCCGTAATCTTCGCCCAGATCACCGTCGCAAGCCTCGACGTCGGCCTGGAGGACAACCCCTTCGACAACACGCCTCCGGGAGCCGCCACGCCCAACAACGCCACGGCATTCGACAATACCTCGCCGGTTCCGGTGATGCCGAACTTGTCCCAGTCGTTCGTCAACTCGACGCCCGACAACAAGACCCCGGGCAATGCGGCCGCGTTCGACAACACCGGAGCCACCGCGCTCGTCCTCCAGGGCGAGACCTCGCCGGTCGCCGGCATCACCACGCCCGCCAGCCCGACCGCCGTGGACCATACCGCCACGCTGGTCGCTGGGATCAATTACCTCGTCCAGGTCGGTGCCCGCCTCGCCCCGGTCACCATCAACCTGCCGAACCCGGGCAGCCTCGCCCAACGCATCGAGATCGCCGACATCTCCGGCCAGGGAGCAACCCAGGCGATCACGGTCAACGGCGGGACAAGGGACATCGAGACTGCCGGCCAGACGTCCTACACCATCGACCGCAACGACGCGGTTCTGGTCCTCAGCTACACCGGCACCAAGTGGAAAATCCTCTGAACTAACCCATGATCTCCAAAATTGCCGTGGCAACGACTGCCACCCTCGTCTCAGCCGCGAAGGAACGCCAATGGCTGATGATTCAGAACCAGTCAGACACGCCGATCTTCCTGTCGTTCGACGGCACCGACTCGGTGACCATCGACTCCGGGGCGACCCCGGGCATCCGGCTGGCGTCCTACGAAACGATCCTTTCCACCGACATCGCCGGACGGTTCTCCGGCAACAACGCCGCGATCTACGCCATTCACGGCGGGACCGGAACCAAAAACCTCGTCATCCAGGAGATCTAAACATGAGTTGGAACATTCAAAAGCCGGGCGACTACATCAACGGCCCGCTGACGGTCACTGGCTCCGCCACCATCACCGGCGATCTGACGGTGGATACCAGCACCCTGAAGGTGGATTCGGCGAACAATCGGGTGGGTATCGGATTAACTTCGCCTTTGTATCCGTTGCACGTTTTGATGCCATCGTCTGGAACAGGTGTTGGGTTTCGATACACTGGAGGAACAAACAACCCGGGATTATTTTTATCGGTAAACGAATCTACTACCGATTGTAAAATTGCTGCCGGTGGTTCCACGTCTCAGAACCTCGTTCTTGAATCGTCCGGTCTTGAATGTTTCCGCTATTCAAGCTCCGGAGTTTTCACTTGGTCGAATGCTGGTCTAGTCGCTGGAACCGCCATGACCCTCAACTCCACGGGGTTGGGTATTGGTGCTTCTCCGGTTGGAAGGCTGAACATTGCGAACACTGGAGCCGATGTCGTCACTTCGATGACCGCTGTCGGTGTTCAACGATGGCAGTTTATCGTCAGCAATTCGACGGCCGCGTTCTCAATTTACGATCAGACTAACAGTGGTACTCGGTTACTCATAGATACGAGCGGCAACGTCGGCGTGGGGGTTACGCCTGCTGTTGGTGGAGGTTGCTTGCAACTCAAGAGCGGCATCACCTTCCCCGCCACTCAAGTCGCTTCGTCCGATGCGAACACGCTGGATGATTACGAGGAGGGGACTTGGACTCCGACAGATGCCAGCGGTGCTGGATTAACATTTACTGTTTCTAATTGCAGATACACAAAGGTAGGACGATTGGTTACTGTGCAGGGCAGTATTGCATATCCAGCAACAGCGAACGGATCTAATGCTACTTGGGGAGGTTTTCCATTTAATTCATCGGATTCGTTTAATCTTGGTATCGTTTACACCGACGTTGCTGTTTCAAGTCTTACATACATATCAAGCAATGGTGTTAATGCATTTTTGCTAACACCTGGAGTTAATGTTATCAACTCGACTGTTAGCGGAAAAACGATTGCGTTTTACGGAACCTACATGATTTAACCGTCTAATCCCATGCTCACCGAACGCACCATCTTCTCGCTCTGCGAGGTTCTTCCTAACACGACTCTTCAGGTCCGCATGGCGAATCAAATCGTCGATGGCGAGACCGTAAAGGCTAGCACCTACAATCGCTATTGCCTCGCTCCTGGCTCCGATCTTACGGGTCAGCCTGAGCAGGTTGTCGCCATTGCCAACGCTATCTGGACTCCAGAAGCAATCGCCGCTTACAACGCCACCCAGAACCCGACCATCCAATGATTGATTCCACTCCCGTTGTTGCCGTGCAGGTGAATCAGGACAACAGCCTGTTTGTCACTACCGGCGTTGATTACGACAAGTCTGGAACGCTGGTTGGTTCCGAAGTCACCGCTCAGTACACGCTGGTTCCTGGTGATGATCTCACCGGCCAGCCTACCGAGGTTGTGAAGATCGCCAATGCGCTGTGGACTCCTGCGGTTGTGGAGGCGTACAAGCTGGCGAATCCTGAGCCGGTTCCTCCGCCCCAGCCCGAGATGATCGTGCCTCCGATGCTGCCGCAGGTTGAGCCGGTTTTGGTTGCGGAGGACGCTGCTGTCGTTGAAGATTCGGCGGTCAAGTAACAACCGCACACTATTGCACTCATGGAAAACGTTTCCACTCCTATCACTATCACTTGGATTCTGACCGAAGAACAAGCGCAGAAAGCCCTGGAATGCTTCGACATTTGTTGCAAGGCGGGTGGTCTCCAAAACGCCCGGGTTGCTTTGCCTTTGGCTGAGGACCTTATGCAAACCGCGCTCAAGGCTAAGGGGGCCCGTGAGGCAGCCGCCAAGGCCGTGGAACCAGTCAAAAACTGACCCGCGATGACGACGAACCACCACGAAATCCGAGACGGTTCTATCGGCATTGGGTCCGGGCTGATGTCTGCGATCATGGGGTGGCTCAAACCATTGGGCGAGGTCGCCTCGTCTGTTGGTTCCATCGTGACGTGTGTCATCGCTTGTGTGATGCTCTACCGACTGCTGCGAAAAAAAGACTGACACCATGAACGTGAAAACCACCCTGGCCGGAATCGGCTCCATCTTGGCCGCTGTTGGATTCGCCCTGAAGGCGATCTTCGATGGCGACCCTACAACCAACGTGGACATTGGTGCGACCATAGCCGCGGTGACCGCCGGCATCGGTCTCATCGCTGCCAAGGACGCCAAGCCGACCGGACCGAAACTGCCCGAGCCCACCGAACCCAAGGCGTGAATTGGGTCGAACAGATCGTCACTGCCCTGCTGAAGTTCCTTCGCGACCTAGCCCGTGAACCAAACACCATCGACAACGCGCAAACACCTCCAGAGGTTCGCCGTGGTTGGGATGCTTGGATTCGTGGCCGGTTGCGGAACAAGGGCGGTGATGATCGACCCTAGGGCTGACGTTGTCCGCCTTGGGCCGGGAGTGCGTGGGCCGGTGTACGTCTTCGTCGACGGCCGGTGGACGCTGACCCGGAAAGTCACTTTGCCCGAAGGCTGGTTCGCCGGTCCCGGGCCTCAACCCGAAAACAAACCCTAAAGAAACTCCATGACTGACAGCATGGCCACACTGATGGGCGGCAAACAACTTGTCGCCTACCACCTCGACGGAACGCAGGAGATCGTGACCCTCCGGCAGTTGCCCGTTCGATCCCTGCCGCAATACCTCGCCACCATCGACGACGAGGCCGCCCGATTAGAACTGCTGGCAGACAAGCCGGCGGGGTGGGCGGACAAAATCAGACCTGACTCGCACGTCGAGCTTCTGGAGGCCGGGGAGGGCCTCAATTCGGATTCTTTTTCCGCGTGGCTCCGTCGCAGAGTGCAGCGACAGGAGCAACTGGTGCCGGGATCAAGCGGCGAGTTGGGCAAGCAACTGCTGTCAGCCTCGCCGACTGGGTTGCCGAATGCGCGGTCCGCTGTGGTCTAACGCTCGCCCAGGCGGCAGACCATAGTCCGGCCCAGCTTCGACTTTTGGCTGCCGCAGCCTCGCGCATTGACGCGGGGTCGGGGTTGCTCAATCTGCACACGACCTACGCGGCAACGGCCGCAACGGTTGCGAAGGAGGGTCGGACCGTGTTGGAACGCCTCCAGAAGCAACTGACGAAACAAGCGAAAGGGGGCTGACATGGCTGACACCAATTTACGGATCAAGATCGGGATGCAAGGGTCCGCGGAAGTAAACGCGGGTCTCAAGGCCATTGGTGCTGCCGCATCGAATCTGAAGGGGGCGCTCGCCGGCATCGCTGCGGCCGTCGGTGGCGTGATGGGGCTCAACGCTGCGATCCAGCAGTCCGTCCGATTCAACGCTCAGTTGGAGCAACAGGGGGTCGCATTCAAGACCTTGCTGGGCAACGCCGAGGCCGCAAGCCGACGGATGCAGGAACTGGCTCGGTTCGCTGCTCAAACCCCGTTCGAGCTTCCCGAGATCGTCCAGGCGTCCAAGGTTCTTCAGAGTCTAACCAACGGTGCGTTGGCTTCCGGTGAGGGACTCCGCCTTGTCGGTGACGCCGCCGCCGCGACGGGGCGACCGCTCGAAGAGGTGGCAATGTGGGTGGGTCGATTGTACGCCGGACTCCAGTCGGGGACGCCTGTTGGCGAGGCCACTGTCCGGTTGTTGGAAATGGGCCTCATCTCCGGGACGACCGCCCGGAAGCTCAACGAACTTGCCGAGTCAGGCCAAGGGGCCGGCCAGGCCATGACGATTCTTCGGGACACGTTCGGCCGCCTGGGTGGGGCCATGGCCGACCAGTCGCAGACGTTCAGCGGGTTGCTCTCGACCCTCAAGGATACGTTCAACATGGCGTTGGCCGACATCGGCAAGCCGTTGTTCGATGCGCTCAAAATCGGCATTGCCGAACTCATCCCGGTCGTCGAGGACGTTGGAGCCCGCATCGGTGCATGGACCAGGATCGCCGTCCAATCGTGGCGGGATGGACGCTTGGCCGAGTTCATTGGTCTCACCATCGAGGCCGGGGTCGAATACGGCACTGAGGCTTTCGCAGAACTCCGCGACAAGGTCATCGGATTCTTTACCGACGAACGGGTCGCAAACGCTATCGGGAACTCGGCCGCAACGTTGGTGGCCGGCACCGCTAAGGCATTCATCGACCTCAACACGTTCTTCCAAAGCTATTGGAACTCCGTCGGGATCTACGCCGCCCAGGCCATCGGGGCCGCGATCCGCGCTTCAATCAACGCGGTGCTGGCCTCGGTTTCTGTCGCAACGTTGGGTCGGGTCAACCTTCCTCAAATCGAGCAAACGACCCCGAACTTTGCCGAGGCGCTGGCCGGTGGAACTGCTATTGCCCAGGCCAACGCCGCAAACCAAAAGCAGATCATAGACGCGCTGCTGGAAAGCTACCGCGAGTTCATCGGAATCGAGTCTGGCATCACCGACGAAAGCGGAAAACAGGTCACCGCCCGCGAAAAGCTCAAGGCGCTGATCGACCAGGTCTTGGCGACTGAGAGAGCCCGGAAAGAAATCACCGGAGGATCCCAAGCCGTCATCGAAAACGAGGCGAAGCTCATCAACGTGAAGTTGGAGCTTCAAAAGCTCGAACTCTCTTACAACCGCCAACTTCAGCAAATCAACCAGGCCCGCGGGGCGGTCGAATCCAGTTGGCTGATGACCAACCTGGAAAAGTACCAGGAGAAAAAGCGTCTGATGCAGGGCGAGCTTGATCTCATCGCCCGGCAGATCACCGAACTCGAAAAGCTCAAGGCCACCGCCACCGAGGCCGAGCGGGTGCAGATCGAGCAACGCATTGTCGGACTCCAGGGCACCGCGGGAGGGGTCCAGAATCAAATGGTCGGCATGGGGCCGTCGCCGGAATCGTTCGGGGAGAACTTCCAGGCCACCGTCGTTCAACTCCAAAACCAGTTCGGAACGGTTGCCCAGCAAATGGCTTCGACGTTCGCCGACGTGTTCAACTCCGCGATCTCGTCCATCTCGAACGGGATCACGGGGCTCATCATGGGAACGATGTCTTGGGGTCAGGCCCTGATGATGATCGGGACCACGATTCTCACCACCATCGTCCAGTCCATCGTCCAAATGGGCGTCCGGTGGGTGGCGACTCAGATCCTCATGGCCACGGTGGGCAAGTCGATCATGGCCGCCAGCTTGGCCGCTACGATGCCAATCGCTGCCGCCTCAAGTGCGGTCTGGGCCACGCCCGCCACGTTGGCCACCATCGCGTCCTACGGTGCTGCCGCGGCCGCCGCTCCCGGATTCATCCTTGGAGCCCAGGGCATGGTCCTCGCGCAGTCGCTGGCCGCATTCAAGACGGGCGGCTACACGGGCGACGGCAACCCAAACGACGTGGCCGGCATCGTCCACCGTGGCGAGTTCGTGGTCCCGGCCGACGCTGTGGACCGCATCGGGTTGTCCACGCTCCAGGCCATGACCGCCGCGGGCGCATCCGATCCGGGTGCCTTCACGTCGCCGGCCGCCCCGGGTCCGATCACCCTCAACATGGGAGTCTTCGACAACCCGGCCAGGCTCGCTGACTGGGCGAAGTCCAACGACGGCCGGACGGTGTTGGTGGACATCATGCGACAACACGCCCACGAGTTTTCCCGCGCATGATCTCAACCACGTTCGCCGGTCAATCGGTTCTCTTACTCAACGACGCCCCGGACTGGGGATCGCCGGTTGGCGCGACGTTCGACCTTGTCAGCCAGTTCGAGGAGGGGCTGACCGGCCGCGAGGCCAGACGCCCCCACGCCGCGACGATGCGGGCCAAGCTGCGGTTCAGGGTCACCGTCCAGGGCACCGACGCTTTCACGCTCAAAAACGCGCTGAGAGGCTACCAGGCGCAACCCGTCATCGTCCCGTTCTGGCCGCTGGCCGAGACGTGGGCAAACCGGGCGAACATCGCCGTAACCGGTCTCCGGGTCGCTTACAAGGCCGACTGGTCCACCTGGGAACTCTACACCACGGTGGAGCCCGGGTGGGTGTTGGCCGGTGACATGGTCGCCCCGGCATTCTGGGGACGCCTGGAAGATCGGGAAATGCTGTGGCTCAATGCCACGGTCGCCCAGTTCGACGTCGATTTCACCGAGACCGGGCCGACGACCTACGCGCTCATCCCGGGGAGTCAGACTTTCCAGGGTGGCCCCAACCTGGCCGGGTACGCGAGCAACCCGCGCTTGTGGCCGACCGCGTTGGATTGGCGCGACGTGCCCGAGTCGTTTTCCGTCCGTATCATCCGCGAGCAACTGGGCTTTGGCCGGACCCCGTTCGAGACGATCTACCCGCAGACAAACGCCAGGGAAGCCCAGTTCCGCACCGTCACCCAGTCGTCGGCCGAGTGCTGGAAGTTGCTGCGATTCTTCGCCGACCACGGGGCCGGCAAGCCGTTCTGGACGCCGACGTGGCATTCTGCCGCCGTGATGGCCGCAGACTTGGCCGCCGGATCATCCGCGCTGTCGGTGCAGTCGGCCGCCGGGATCCAGGCCGGAGACTACCTTGCGTTCATCCAGGGGACCGGGATCCAGGCATTCTCGAGGAGTTCCACCATCGTCGGGACGACGGTCAACCTCAACAGCGCCCCGGGAGCATTCGCCGCGGCCGATACCGTGGTGGCCACGTTGGTCCTTGCCCGGCTCGACAAGCCGCGCATCGGTCTCGAGTTCATCATGGGATCCGTTGCCCAGGGGGCGGTCTCCGTCGTCGAACTCCCGCCGGAATATTCGCCGGCCGCCGACGAAACCATCGGGACGACCATCGGGCTCCTGACGACTCGGGGCTACATCTACGAACTGGCCCAGACAATCGGGGCGACGACGACGACAACCAGGCTGACCAGCTACGAGTCCGACCTGACCGTCGGGGCGAACACCTACACCGCCCGCCGCATGGATCACGGGGCGGTCAAACAGTCGCTGTTCCTCGACCGCGACGAGATCGAGGTCCGGTCTGAGATCATCGCCGGGGATCCGTTGGCCAGGCTGGCGACTGCCCAGGCCGAGGCCCCGGTCCGGCTGACCATCTCATCGGTGGACGTGTCCGGGGCGACCGGCAGCAACGCCACGGTGCTTTTCACCGGGGACATCATCGGGTTGGCCGTTCGAGGCTCCAGACTCACCGCAAAGGCCGTTTCCGCGGGCACGGTGTTCGACCGCATCTATCCGCGTTTCAGAATGCAGGTCGGCTGTAACCACGCGCTGTTCTCACCCGGCTGCGGCCTGGCCAGCGCCGCCTGGCAGTTCACCGCGACACTCAGCAACCCGGGCACCATTGGCTATCCGTTCACGTTCGATCTCACCGGGCTCGCCCGAACCATCGGGACGGTCCCGACGATCACCGCGGGCTGGTTTGCTGGAGGCTGGGCCGAGTTCGGTTCCGGGGCGTCACTCAGCCGCCGGGCGATCATCGACAACACCGCCGCGGCCGCCGGAGCGCTGACGATCACGTTGGCCAGGGATCCGAGCCCGTTCCCGACGCCGTTCTCAGCCGTGAAACTCTACCCGGGTTGCAACGGGGCAAAAGCGACGTGCGTGGACAAGTTCGCCAACTACGTCAACTTCGGAGGCCACCCGTTCATGCCCGCGACAAATCCGTCGCTTGTAAAAGTCTCTCAGAATATCGGAGGGGGTAAGAAATGACGCCTACATGGTTCACCGAGGAGCGCATCGACGCGCTCGAATCCGAGGCCGCCACTTGGATCGGGACGCCGTTCGCTGCCAACTCATCGGCAAAGGGCCTGGGCGTTTCCTGCCATACCCTCGCGGGCGCACTCTACGCCGCCGCGGGTTGGGGCGAGGTCATGATCCCGGAAGTACCGATCTCCCACGGCCGGTTTGGTGAGGACTCACTCGCAAACCCGTTCTTCGAGGCCATGGCGGAACGATTCACGCAGCTTCCCCACGATGCGGAGGTGCTGCCCGGGGACGTCCTCGGGTTCCGCATTGGCCGGATCGTCCACCACCTCGGGGTGGCGCTCCGCAACGGTCGTTTCATCCACGCGCTCGACGGCATCGGAACGACCGTGTCCACCATCGAGGACGCAACCTATCGGTCGAGACTCACGACCATCTGGAGGCCCAACCCGTGAAAGGCGAGACCCGCAACCAACCCGACCCGGAGATCAACGACGGCAACACCGAGCCGGAAGACTTCTCGACGAACCAGGAGGCCGCCTCGATCCCGTGGTTCTGTGGTGAGCGCAAACTTGCGCTCCGATGGGTCAGCCCGATCTACAACCAGTTCACCAAAGAGGCCCCGGTCGAGCGCCCGGGCAAGAAATAGGAAACGACATGGCAAAGAAA